GCATTGTACAGAATATTGTACGAGTTCCCGCTGTCCAGTTTATTTTCTCATCACCTATTGTAAGCGCAGTGTCATCCGCTAACGTAACGGCAGTGTCTAACACAATACTTGTCTGGCTGTTTACAGTAGCTATTGTGACTACTCCTGTAATACCAGTACCTCTGACGCGCTGACCCACTGTCAACGTCCCGCCCTGTACATTATCCACAGTCACTGAGGTAGAAGCAGACACCGCACCATCTACATCGGCGGTAATCTTTGTGCTGCTGCTCTCAAATATCGTGTGTCTGGATAAGGTCGTGCCAGACAAGGTATATGTGCCTAAACCAACCTCAAAGTCCGTACCGTCAGAACATGCGTAATAGGTGGTGTTGCCATCACCTATTGTTGAAAAAGCATCAAACGAAGTACCAATAGCACCAGCCAGTGTATATGTGCCCGTGCCCGTGGTAGTGCTTGTTTCTTTAATACGGTCTTTGATAACCAGTGCCATTACTTCAACTCAACACTCAAGTTAGTTGCGTTAATACGGAAGGTATCACCCGTAGCGATTGTCTTGCTTGCATCCAGCGCACCAATGAACAGGATGTTAGACCCGTCAAAAGTTAGCTTGGTATCGTCTGCAATAGTTACAGCAGTGTCCAGAACAATCGCGTTCTGTGAGGTTACTGTAGCCACACGAACAATCCCTGATGCGCCTGTGTTAAGAACCACATCACCCACAGCAATCGTCCCAACATTACCGTCAAGAGCTACGCTTGTAGAAGAAGTAACCGCACCGTTTACATCGGCTGTTGCAATGTTTGCGTCAGCAATGAAAGCGTGTGTCACAGTATAGCTTGCAATACCGCTTGATGCAGAATACTCGATGTTGTTATCGTTCTTAATTAACTGCTGGTCAGAAATCACTGTGTCAGAAATGCTGTGTGACGCGGCAGTTGTGCTTGACGTACCATGAGTACAACCTGTCAAAGTGTTTGTACCATCAAATGTCAGAGCCGTGTCATCAGCCAGTGTGACAGCAGTATCCAGCACAAGTGAAGTCTGTGATGTCACAGTAGCTACACGAACTGTACCAGAGATACCTGTACCTGTTACAACCATGCCAACGGTGATTGTGCCGCTGTTGCCGTCTACAGTTACGCTAGTGGATGATGAAACAGAACCATTTACATCGGCAGTGGCAGAGCCATCCTTGCCAGTAAATGTGATGATTTCGTCATTGATTGTCACTGTGCCTGAAGTTGGAAAAGCTTCGCCATCTGTCAAAATCAGTTCTGTGTCAGAAGCACCCGCCGCTACAGCCAATGTGGTAACAGATTGTTTCCAATCTGCTGCCGTTACTTGCTGGCGAGTATAGTTAGCGTCTTCTGCGCTAACAGATACTTCTGTTAAGTTACCATGTTCAGCATTACCTACAGCGGTAGCCAAACCAACATAAATGCTGTTGCCTGGTGAAGCAAAGGAAAGAGAGTCATTCTTGAACAGATAGTCCAAGATGCGTCTTTCCAGATATGTGGTTGCCGCGTTACTTGTTGCCATCTTACAAACTCCTAAGTTCTTGGCCTATCTGGTAAGCCCCGTCTATATGCATCACTGTTCTCTCTAGCTTCTGCCAAATCCTTCAGTCTTTGAATTTCCTGCGCGAACCTTTGTTCGTACAGTTGCATCATGTCAGCTTCACCTTTCATATAAGTATATGCTTCTACAAGTGAGCCGTAAAGAAGAGCGTTCGGGGCATTCTCGCTCAACCATGATGTTCCTGCGCCTGCGCCAGCAGTGATGCTGGCCGGGCGATAATAGTAATGTAGTTCTACCGTATATGCTTGGTCTGGGGTAGGTCCTAAAATAAAATTGTCTACGTCAAAAATAGCATAGTACTGCGGCACAGAAGTTGAACCGTAATCAATGTTGTACTGCTGGACATAGTTAACATCCTTCAGCATTAAAAATGCTTCACTGCCTGACGTTGTTATCTGCAAAGAAAACGGAGCTAAATAATCCCCCGGCACACTTAGATACGGGTCTGCTGATGTGAGAGTAGATGTGGCGTTCTTACGAAATAGTTCTAAGTCAACAAGTGTGAAAATACGGTCTTCTGCCGAACGAATAAATATAGGCAGGTTGTTTACGAAAGATGTTTCCGTATTCTCTGCAAAATCTTGAATAGCTGTCTGTAACTGTGTGTATGTGAAAGACATGACCTATTTCCTATGGAGAAAGTGTAACGGGGCCAGCGGTCGCATTTTGACCGCCGCCTCGTGTACTTCCGGCTGTCGCGGTTCCGCTGGACGCTGTGAACGTGTACGTGTCAGCAGTGACCACAGTAATTGTATAACCCGACGCATTTTCTAAAACCGCTTTTGTAAACCCATCAAACCCATTTGTTTTACGAAATCTTACTACATCCCCGCTTGTACGTCCATGATTTCGCTCTGTTACGGTAATAACAGCAGAACCAGCAGAGCCGGACTGAAAAGGATTTGCAGTAAGAAGAACAGCGATAGCAGCTTCTGTGCGCTGATCAGGGCGGGGGTCATGCAAAGCCTGTGGGTCTGCACCTGTCTTGATTGGATCTAGCTGGGGATGCTTTGCTTCGTATTCGTCAGGGCCTACCTTAGAACCGTTCCATTCCGTAACCATTTCATTAAGACGGTATCTAAAACCAGAGCGGTCTGAATATCCCCATGCCTGTTTGCCAGATGCATATCTCGCCATTAATTCACCCGCAGATATTGAATACTAGGCTGAAGCTTCAGCGGTACTCTATCTTCGTCCTCGTCTGCTGCACGTTGGAACTCTTCTTCATACACAGCTTTTAGTAGCTGCACTCTGTCTGGTGCTTTCTTCATAGCAATGTAATACGCCAGACCAGCAACCATGCAGGGCAGGAAGCGGAAAGGTGCGTCTGTTGTATTAGCTAATGTGTCCACATCTTCGATGCGGCTTACATAGTAATAGATAAGTGTGTCGGTAGAACTGTCTGGGGTGGCCCACAACGTAATCTGTGGAGCAGTTTGCCTGTTAAAGTAGTATTGGCTTGGGCGGCCTTCTGTAGCCTTATTCGGCAGGGCTAGATACTCGCCGCGTGACATACGAGTAAGTTCGTAATCTATACCACTTCTACGCACCACAACCTCTAGCAGATCAGTATAAGCGGTAGAAAATGTATATGTAGCCGTCCCGGCGGTCAAAGCCTGTGTGCCTTGCTTTACTGTCCATAGGTTCAAGCCACGGTTAGCCCAGTCAGCAAACATCAGGTTCATAGAACGACGTGCTGTTTTGGTGTCATAACCAGTGCGAACCTCAAGACCACAACGCTCAAAGGCTTCTTCGATTATCTCTGCGACATCTAAGTCAAAATTAGTTGAACCTGAAGTTGCCACTTACTTTTTCCTTCTCAAAGGTTTTACACGGCGAGGCTTACCAGCAGGTTGGCCAAGACGTTTCTTCTGTGATATTCTACTACGTTTTTCCGCAGCCGTCATCTCTTTGGACGTTTTGGGAGTTTTGCTCGATACGCGCTTGGACGGTCTGCAATAAGGGGTGCCTCTCTTCTCACCCTTTTTACGCCCACACGCCTTACCAGTGCGAACATCCTTCCACTCTTCCTTAAACCACCGCTTCAGCGCGGCACCTTTTTTTGTCTTACGAACTGCCATATGCTATCCAAATCACCCAAAGAACTAACAACGCGCTAAGAAAAACTAAACTACCTATCGTTCCCCATTCTATCAGTTGTGATATCTGTTCTTCTCTTCGCTTCTTTTCAGCCAGCCTTTCTTTTCTTATCTGAGCCTGTATCCTAATAATTTCATTCCAGCCATTAAGACCATAGTTGCCTATAATAAAGTTGCGAAGCTCCTCTTCCATCTTCTCCGCTTTTTTCTTTATGGCAAATGTTTCTAGTGCCTCTTCTTCTACGCTGCCGAACCGCCGACCCTTTGCCTTATCATGCCCGTCCTTAATATGATTAAGAGCGTTCATCCACTTGCCGATGTCCCCGGCCATGGACTCAACTTCTTTGCCTATCTGGAACCCTTTGCGAATCGCCTGATAAGCACTTGTAGCAATAGCGAACGCACTAACTGGATCCATACTACGACTGCGTTACACGCCCTTTCGTTCTCTTACGTCTACCATTCATTACAGCACCACATCCACGCGCCACCGCTGTTCCGTCAATGGCTGCTCCTCGGAATGCACGTTTCGGCTTTTGCTCGTGTATGCCACCACAGGCTTTCTTTGCTGAGTTGCCCCAATTGGAAGCACCGACCTTACGGCATTTAGCGAGTGCGCCGCTTGCGTAGGCTGACGGCCATACCTTGTAACGGCTTTTAACCTTGTGATAGCAAGCATCTTTGCTACCGCCTTTGCTAGTTTGTTTCGACATTGACTTGCGCGATATCACTTGACCGCTCCTTTAAATAATAATCCCAAAGCTCAACCAACATATTGTGATTCTGGTCAACCTTTACCGCAATAACAGCCGTGTCTGTCTTGAGTTCTACGACAGACATTGCAATCCATCCTAAAAAGGCTAATGTTGCAGCACCAATAAGACTGTTCATGTTTAGCATTTCCATCTCCGCCGGGCAGCGCAAATACGTTTCTTGGGGGTTTTACTACAATTGATGCCGTGCATCTTCATTTGGCCCTTGGACCGCGCACAGTAAGACGTGCGTCTCTTTCCACCACCAGGCTGTGGTGCCTTCAACTTAGAGCCTGTAGCCCTGTTGTATTTAGCACGGCCCTTGGCCGTGAGTCCTGCGCCTTTGGAGGCGGGAAGCTTCTCACCGCGCTTCACTGACAGACTAACAGATTTCTTCTTTCTTGTCGCCATTACAACCTACCGTTATTTTGTATGTAAATGAATTCCATTGATGCGGAAACATTAAA